CATATTTTTCGGCGATGCTTCTAATGCACCGTTTTCGCTAAATTTTCGATACGTCGGCCAGCTTGAATCTGTGCCAGGATTTCGTACTAACGACGGCATGGGATGGGGCGGACTTAACTATTCGCATAATGTTTGTCGAGACGGTGTAAATGTGCGAATGCACACGAGCGGATCTGGAAACCCGTCGGTAATAATTTCTGTTAAAACGGACGGAGTGTTCGGTGGACCAACTACGAGCAATGTGCACACGCGAATCCAAGCCGACACAACTGGGCTCGGTTTTTTCGGCGCAACGCCCGTTGCCAAGCCGACCGTTTCTGGATCACGCGATGGCAATGCCGCGCTAGCATCGCTAATCACAGCCTTAGAGCAGTTGGGGCTGATTACTGACGACACGACTGCTTAACAGAGGCCCCGCTTTTGGACACGCCGCAGCTCGCAGTGACGCGGGATATTATCAGGGTTTAGAGGTAAGCAATGCCGGACAATCTTGTTGGTTTCACTCGCTTCAGCAACGCTGTGGTTGATCGCCTCGGCAGCGGCGTGTTTCGTTTCGTGCCGACAGATCAGGCGTATTTTGCGACGCCAGACCTGGCGAACACGCCGCAACTGGCGACGAAAGATTTTTTCGCCACGATGCAGGTGAGCCGCAACGGCGCTGTCGGCAGTGTGTTTCAACATTGGCTCGCGTGGGCCAGCGGTGGCACGAATTATGTGCGTGTGTACCAACACGCGACCAACGGAGTGTTCTTTAACTGTCAGTTGGGTTCGTCGCTGTGGAATATCAACGTTGCCAACTCAGGCAACGTGCTCGATTCGAGGCTGTTCGCTTTCGCGATTTGGAGGCTTAACGGCGAAGTCGGCGTGGGCTTGGTGCGCAACGAAGCGAGCGACACGGCACCGTTCGGACTTGTGAAATCGACCACGACAGCAGGGGCATCGACAGATTTAACAGCAGCTTGCCCGCGATTGTTTTTGAACACCTTACACGGCACGCATGGAGCGGCAGCGAACAATGGTGAGGCGGTGTGGTCGGGGTTGCATTTAGCGCTGGGCGACGATTTGCCGAGCCTCAGCGACGCCGAGATTGTAAGTTGCGTGCTTGACCCAATGCGGGTGCTGAGTATCGAGGGAGCCGACGAATTCTATTCGTTTGGTGACGTGTGCAACTCCTCGGGCGAGCGTATCTCAACACGCGCAGCGGCCAACTTGCCGACGGGGGCAAGGCTTGTTTGCCCGCTCTCCGGCGATTACATGCAACTGGAACGCTGGGGGGCGGAGACAACAACGCCGGTTTATTTTCACGACTACGCGCCGTTTGGTGGCACGTCGTCGGCGGCGATCGGTATCGAAGGCGAGACCGATAAAGCGGACGGTCCGCAAGTGGTGCAGTTCGGCAGCAACTACGCGATGGCGGGGATCTTACGCAACGTGGCAGGGCGAGCCAGCGCAGTGCTCGCGATCTACGGGCCAGAAGGTGGATTGATTCGGCCCGTGGTGCCGGTGCCGTTTCGAGCACAGTTCGCAGACGCAAGCAATTCGTATGCGGCGACGCTTGCGAACGAGTATCACCCGCCAGCGCTGCCGACAAACTGGGGAGACACGCACAGCGGGACGTCGATCGCGGCGTACGGCGGCAAATTGTGGATGACGATCGCCGACCACAGCAACAATGCCAATGCCAATTCGCCTGAGACGGGCGACATTATGACAACCCCTCACCATTGGTGTGAGATCGACGATTCGGGGGCGGTGCTAAGCTTCACGAATCACCGGCCAACGTTGCCGCTGAACGGGGCGAGCAATCTCACGACCAGCTACGTGAGCCACCAAAACACGTATGGCGTGACAGGCATTGTGAGGGGCAGCGATGGCGATGATTACTTGCTGACGTGCAAGCGGCAAAAAACAACTGCCGATGGGCAATGGGTGGCGCACAGCCTGAATCTGCGGACGTACGCGATGGATCGGCAACTGTTGTGCGGCGTGGGCGGGGGCAACTTGCAAAGCGGATTGACCCGTATTTGCTGCCCGTTAAGCGACGGGCATTTTCTGTTTGCAGCCTCGCCACGTTTGACCGGGTTTGATGGCACGCCTGGGCTATGGGCGATCATTGGATCGGTGGGCGAAGATTTTGACAACGGGGCCGCGTGGTTTGCGCCGGTGACGGGTGCGGCACTTGGAGCGAATTTAGGCGCGACCGAAACAAGTGACCCGGATCATTTTATTGACGGGATCAATGATGCTGAGCTGCGCGACACGTTCGATTCCAGCGTGCTAGACAACGTGGCGCTCATGAGCTGGACGCGACTCGCGGCCGGCGGCAAAGTGTATATCGTGCTGCTGCTGTCGGTGACCGAGGATGGCGTCGATGGCAATAACGTCGAGGCCACCGACGCGCGTATCCAAGTGCTGGAATGGTCGCCAGCCGCGCACACGTTGACGCGCGTGGTGGACGTTTCGGTTTGGGCGCAAGTCCAGTCTGCGATCGATGACCCGTCAACCAACACGAGCCCGCGGGCGCTTGTGGGCAACTTGCAGCTAACCGCCGTCGGCAGAACGGCGGTGATGACCATCGGCAGCAACCAAACAGCCGAGCCGACGATTCTGATTTCGTCCGGCCTGAATCAATCTGTGATGGCCTGGCGTATCGATGACATCCTCACAGCCGACAGCATCACGCAAGCGAGCGAGTTGCTGGTGATGAGGCCAGCCGACATTGTGACGGTGGACGGCGGCGCTGGGGCATTGATCGTTGGCGGGCGGCGAATGATGGCTGGCTACGGTATCGCGGCAACTTCGAGCAAAAACAATCGCGGGTATTTTGAAACATTCACGCTGCCGGCCGAGCTGGTTGGCACAGCCTCGGGATTGCAGCGAGTGATGCGACGACCACTTAGACGACTCTTGAGACGATCTCTTTGAGGACAATCATGATCGGTATTTATGAAAATGAAAGCGGAGAAGCAGAAACACGCGATGGTTCGCCTTGGCGACTCACGCACACGGGAGTTGTCACTCTTGCTGTGACCATGACTGCAGGCACGTTCCACCTGGAGCAATACGACAACGTTGCCGAAGCATGGTCGGATGTTGTTGATGGGGATGGCGAGACTATAGAGTTTTCATCAAGTCTGACGCAGGTGCTCGACGGATTACCGGCGGCCACTTACCGCATTGTTGGTACTTCTGTTGGTGCTGGTGACCATGTCCGCGTTGCTGCATCACACCGAATCGAATTCCCGAGCCCGGCACCCTGAGAAATGGGTCAAAATCGCACAAAAAAGCCCCTGAAAAGGCCCCCCGGTCGGGTCCTCCTGGAGCCCCCCCCGGGGGCCTGCGGGTCGTTCCCCGAACACAATTTGCGCCTAAGGTGCGATTTTGGGGGGTGCTACTACTACTACCGGAAGACCAGTGATTGAGCGTGAGCGACAGCAAGAAAACGAGCATCGAAACGGCAACTGCTGTCTGCCAGGTGCTGTTGGCTACCGAGCCGATGCTCGTGAACGAGTCCGTGATTCGCGCTGCGATTGGCGACGCAGTGGTCGCGACTTTGCCAGCCGTCGCCGACGTGTTTGGCGTGTCGCCGAACACGGTAAAGCAGAGCTGGAGGCAAGGTGGGATGCCAGGCGCTGCAAAAAGTTATCCGATTGCCGACATTGCGATCTGGTACCTGCAGCGACAGGTCGCCAATGCCGAGCAAAGAGTGACGTCTACCAGCGACTTCAACAAGCAGCTCGCGGACATCGAACTTCGAAAAGCCGAAGCCGACACCAGGCTCCGCGAATTGAAGCTCTCGGAAACAGAAGACCAACTCGTTGCACGCGCTACCGTACAGAGCGAAGTCGCAATGCTGCTCGGTGTTCTCCGCGAGCAGCTCCTCGGTGTCCCGCGACAGATGACACCCATGTTCCCGGTCGCCCAGGCCGAAGACCTTACTACCGAAGTCGAGCGAATGATCACGCGATCATTGATCGCGATCACTGAGAAGCTCTCCCAACTATCCCATGAAATCAGCGAGTCCAACCATGGCGAAGAAGACAACGAGCAAGAGCAGCCTGATCCAAAATCCAAACGCCAACGCAAACGAGCCAAATCACGGTAATCTCGATTCGTACTTCGATCTCTCGCTCTGCTCACGCGATGGCATCATTGCAAATGTACAGCCAAAGGTTGTGATCGAAAGCACGGCCAAAGGCGGCGAAGATGGTTGGGCTGCAAGATTATTCGCTCTGGCAGGAAAGCCAACGACGGCCACCGTCGTCGAAACGGATCAGGGAGTGACGATTACGATCGTGCCTCGCGACTAAGACTGACTGATTGACCGCACTTGCCCCACCTCTGAAACCCGGCGGACTTCGCGTCGTTACGCCGTCCGTCGTCCGTGCGCTGAGGCCCCGCGACCGTGTACGCACGTGGGACTGGGTTACCCGTGAAGGCCGCACGTGGAGCGGCGAGCCGTTTGATGGTGAACGCATGCCGTGGGCCGAAGGCATCTGCGATGCGTTCGACCACCCCAAGGTCCGCGAAATCGACATGATGTGGGGGACGCGTTTAGGTAAGACGATGATCTCGCTGGAGATCATCGCTTGCGTCATGGCGAACAACCCATTGCCCGGCATCTACGGAGCCCCGAACGAAGCCCTCGCAAAGCGGTCCATCCGCAACCGTGTTTATAAAATCCTCGAATCGATCGAAGCGACACGACGGCAATTGTTGCCGCCACATTTGCGAAGCGTGCGTGAGCTGCGACTCGCTGAAAGCACCTGGGCCGTGGTGTGGTCTGGTTCGGAGACTCTGCTTGCCGACTGGTCGGCACGTTACGGCTACGCGGGAGAAGTCGACAAGTGGAACAGCGACAAAGGCACCGACGGCGAAGCAAACGAGGGTGACACGCTCGCCCAGTTCGAAGAGCGACTCAAGGAGTGGCCCGACCGCAAACTTATTGTCGAATGCTCGCCGAGCGTAAAAGGCCGTTCGCGGATCGGCCGCAAGTATCAAGATAGCCGGCAGCATCAATACCAGGTGCCGTGCCCCAAATGCGGCAAGTTCCAGGTACTCAAGTTGGCTGGCATCATCTACGACAAACTCCCCGACGGTACGGCCGACGCCGAAATCGCGCGGCAAACCGCCAGGTACGCATGCGATCATTGTCGCTTCGAAATTCCCGACGAGCTGCGGCCGCGAATGATGCGTGCCGGCCGCTGGGCACCGGTCGGCTGTTATGTCGATGCTCGCGGCCGTGTGCTTGGGACTCCGCACCGCGATAGCCAGGCCTGGGGTTTCCAGCTCGCCAGTTACTACAGTCTGCAGCTCACCTGGGGTGACGTCGCCGCCAAATGGGTGAAAGCGCAGGGCAACGTCCGCCTGCTGCAAATGTTCGTTAACGGCTGGGCTTCGGAGGAGTGGGAGCCGTACAAGTCGAAAAGCGACCCCGAAATGGTCGGCGAACGACTGACAACCGACGTCCCTCGTGGCACGGTCCCCAGTGATGCGACATGGCTGTTTGCCGGCGTCGACGTGCAGGATCAGTATTTCGTCTACACTGTGGTCGCGTGTGGGCCGGGAGAGCGATGTTATCTGGTCGATCACGGATACTGCGATTCGTGGGATGAAGTCCGCGACCGCGTGCTGCATCGTGATTTTCCGCACGAGGATGGGACTGCCTCACTGAGGCCCGCGCTCACGCTCGTCGACTCAGGCGACGGCAATCGCACGCACGAGATCTATCGCAAATGTCGCGAGTACTCTACCGCCAGCCACGCCGTGATGCCATGCAAGGGAGCCAACTCAAATTGCAACGGCGAGCCCTACCAGAAGGTGACCATCGGTGAGGGAACCAAAAGCGGTAAGCGGCTGCTTAGGCGGCATGCACTCGCGACTCGCGGTGTGGTGCTTGTCCGCGTGAATCCCTGGTACTGGGAGCCTGTCATCCAAAAGTGGCTCGACGAAACCTCTCCCGGCGAAGCGGAGTCGTTGAGCCTGCCATCGGGAAGCGATCAAGACGATGACCTGCTCACTCAGCTTTGCAACGCCGCGCAGAGCAAGCAGCCCAGCAAAACTGACCCGGACCACCTGATTTGGATCCCCCGCTGGGAAGATAAGCCGAACGACATCAGGGATGCGATCAAGTACGCTCGCTGCGCGATGGAAGTCAAATTTCGGGGTGACTGGCGAATCGCCGAACGCCCGCAAGCCTCTCCGCCCGTGGTGGCTCGGGCGACGCCGACGACGGCCGAACCAGCCGAATCACGGGGCCGCAGTGGCCGCCGCAGCCGGATCCGCGAGCGCCGTAGTCGCCGGCGATGAGCCAGGCGCAGGGGGGCCGAATTGTTGGCAGATTGCAGGCTGCCGCCCGCCTGGACCCTGCGACGCCGATGGCCAAAATCACTGCCGATGCTGACTACACCGACGAAGAACTGCTGGCCTTGGCCCGGCAGAATTTGGCCACGGTGTTCGCCGGGGGCATTGCTAAGGGGATCGGCGGTAAGTCGTTGACCTACGCCAGTGTGCCTCAGATTCGCGCCGAAATCAGCCTGCTCGAGCGTCGCATCGCCGCGCGCAACGGCGGCACAATCGTGCACTCCAGACACCGTCGCCGCTAGATGTTCACCGCCCTCGGCCACGTGGTCGACCAATTCGCCGATGCCTTGAGCCCTCGTTGGGGCCTCAACCGACGAGTCACGCGACTGCGGCGGAAGGTGCTCGACGTCCGCATTGGCAGGGCCGAACGCAAGCTCTCAGGCGGCGGATTCGCTAGCGCCGAAAAATCTCGCGACCAAGAAAGCTGGCTCACGAGCCGATTGTCGCCGGCGTCGGCGCTCGATGCTGACCGCCCGACGATGATTGAGCGGACAGACAGCGCCGTCAAAAACTTCGAACTGGGCCTCTCGCATGTCGAGGGTCGGGTGGTTCGCGTCGCGGGCGTGGGCATGTCACTCGACCCGGTCATCGGCGAAACCGAAGGCTTGATCACGGCCGAAGAGGCGGAACGCCTCAACACCAAGCTCCGCGACACCTGGGAACTATGCGTGGGCCGCATTGGCCGCAAGCGTGAGGCACTGTGGGAGCTGCTGCACCTCTGCGTGCGATATCTCGAACGCCGCGGCGAGTTCTTCTTGCTCGTCGGTGACCAGAACGACCCCCTCTGCCCAGTCGGCATGAAGCTCGAGGCGATCCACCCGGACCGCGTCGATACGCCGCCTGGCAAAGCAGGTGACCCCAAGGTCCGCATGGGCGTCCAGCTCGACGCGAGCAACGTGCCGATTGGTTACTACGTTCGTGACACGCATCCGGGCGACACGCTCGAATACAAAGAGACCTTCACCTACTACCCGGCCGTCTCGGCG